AGTTACTCAGAAATGTATTTTGATACATTTAAGTATCCTAGTATATGGACAGAAGACTATAATAGTTATACTAGGTATCGCCCAGATCTTTGTCGAAGAATTATTGAGCATATGGATAATTACAAAACTCGTTTACCAAAACTAAGAAAACAGGCAGATAATTTAACCCAACACTTTTTTAGTGCTACTAATTTACTTGAGAATATAAAATGAAATACAACGAACTATCACCAAATGTGCATGAGATTTTGGTCATACTTGGAGAAGAGGCCGCGGAAGTAATCCAAGAAACATCAAAAACAATTCGTTTTGGTCTAGATGACAACCGCCTAAATAATTTGGAAAAAGAAATAGGTGACTTACTAGCAATGATAGATTTGTTGGAAAGCCACGGAGTAATAGATTCTGGTAGACTAGAGACCGCTAAACATGCTAAAATAGTAAAACTTAAACAGTGGTCTTCAATATTTAATTAAGGAAAACATATGAAATTCAAACTCAGCATACTTGCACTAGCCTGTTCAGCATTAGTTGCTAATGCTCAATCTACAGATCCTACTACTTACCAAACTACTGAATACTTTTCAAGCGGTGCATTATCTTATGTTAACGCCAGTAGTGCATATGCTCGAGGATACACAGGCGTAGGAAGTACTATTGCTATTATTGATACAGGTATTGATCTAAAGTCAACAGACTTTGCAGGTCGTATTGTTAAGACCATTGACTTTACTAATAGTGGAAGTGTCCAAGATACTAATGGACACGGAACATTTGTAGCAGGCCTTGCAGGTGCAAGTAATAATGGATCAGGCGTAGTAGGTACAGCCTATAATGCCGGATTACTAATTGCAAAAATAAGTACTAATGGTACAATGTTTAATTCAACCATTATTAATGGTTTGTCATGGGCAGGAGCAAACAATGCTACTGTTGCAAACCTTTCAGCAGAAATGAATGCAAGCTATAGTGCTAAATTAGTATCTCCTGGTATCTATACTGTAAACAACATGACCAATACTCCAAATTATTGGACAAAGATATTAGCTGAGAATCCTAACAATTGGTTGCCTGCTATGAATACTAATCCAAATATGGTATTAGTTGTAGCCGCCGGTAATACAGGAGTAGGTTATACAGCAGGCTATGGAGAATTAGCTGTTGCTACAAATCCAAATGGATCATTAATGTTTGGTGGTAGGGTTATTGTTGCTGGAAATTATAATCAACAATTTAATATGTTAAGCCCAAGTAGTGCAGCCGCTGGTACTATTTGTTTGAATTTCCAAAATAATACTTGTTTGGATCAATACAAGATTAGTAATTTTTATCTAATGGCCCCAGGTACTAATGTTATTTCCACTGGATTGAACAATACAACATCAAAATCAAGTGGTACTAGTATGTCAGCACCGACTATTTCAGGTGCTGTAGCAATTATAAGCCAAGAATGGCCAAAGATGACTGGAGCAAATATTGTTCAATTGTTGTTACAAACAGCAAATAAAAATATTCCTAACTACAAAGTTACTGTTCACGGTCAAGGTCTATTAGATTTAGATGCGGCTACAAGTCCGGTTGGTGCTATAAACATTCCTACAACTGGAAGAACTGGAACTGCACCAGTAAGTCCATTATTAGTAACTAATGGTAGTGCTAGTTTAAGTAAAATAGCCAGTGTAATGGTAATTGATAGTTATCAAAGAGACTTTTACGCCAATGGCTCAGCACTGCAAAGAAGAATGCCTGTTGTAGATTTTAATGCTCGGCAAGCGGCATTACCATATCAAACACATAATCCTTATACACAACTTAATACGTACAATGATTATTCAACATCAAAGATGGGCAATCTAGAATTTACTATGTATAAAGATACAAGTAGAAATCTTGCACAAGATCAAACAATGATGTCCGAGGTAAGTTATAAAAGTAAAGCATCATTTGCAGATTTGAAATTCTCAGCAGGTGCATTTAGTGAGCATAATACATGGTTAGGCAATTTTACTAATGCTTCTAATGTTACTAGTCAAAGTCTTACAAGTTTTATCGGAATTGATGCCAGTAAAACAGATGGAACATTGAAATATTCTGCAAGTTTTTATAATGGACTTACAAGTGCTAATGCACATGGTGATTATATTACCAATATCGGACCTGTACTGAGCTACAGTTGGACATTAGGTGTAGAGAAAAATCTAAATACAGAAAATGCTGTAGGATTTATGATGTATCAACCAGTTGCAGTATATAGAGCAATGGCTTCAACAAATATTCCAACAGGGGTTGACAGTAACGGTAATACCATGTATGCTAATAATGTAAACTTAGCCGCTGGTGTAAAAGAGTTAAGAGCAGGTGGATATTGGAAATTTGCCAAGAAAGACAATAGTAATATGTTGGCATTTGTAGAAACACGCCAAAACTACCAAGGACAATTAGGACTTAATCAAAATGCCGCCGGAATATCTGTTAACTATAAATTCTAAAAAGGTGTATAATGTCAAAAATTAAAATAGCAGAACTATTTTATAGTATTCAAGGTGAAGGAAAGTATATGGGGGTACCTAGTGTATTCTTAAGAACTTTTGGTTGTAATTTTAAGTGTTCCGGATTTGGTATGCCGAGAGGTCAACTAAGTACAGAAGCAGATGATATCGCCACAATAGTGCATCATTTTACCAAATATGAAGAACTTCCATTAGTTAGTACAGGCTGTGATAGTTATGCTAGCTGGCATCCAGATTTCAAAGATCTTAGCCCTATGCTTACAAGCGATGCTATTGCAGATCGTATTATGGAAATACTACCACACAAAACATGGAAAGATGAACATCTTGTTATAACAGGTGGTGAACCATTGTTAGGTTGGCAACGTGCTTATCCAGATTTGTTACGTCACGATAGTATGCAGGATCTAAGAGAGATTACATTTGAAACAAATGGTACTCAAAAAATATCAAACGATTTTAGAACATTTTTGTTTAATTGGAAAAAAGATGGTCACCTTGACCGTGAAATTACATTTAGTGTAAGTCCTAAACTTCCATGTTCTGGAGAATCTTGGGAAGATGCTATACAACCCAGTGTTGTTTGCGAATATGAATGGTTTGGTACAACCTATTTGAAATTTGTTGTAGCCACAGAACAGGATATTGCAGATGCAGAATGTGCAGTAGGTGCTTATCGTGCGGCAGGATTTACAGGTCATGTTTATCTAATGCCAGTGGGTGGAGTAGAAAATGTGTATGCGCTCAATGCTAAGAATGTAGCGTTGGCTGCTATGGCAAGAGGTTGGAGATATAGTGACAGACTGCAAGTGCCACTTTTTAAGAATGAGTGGGGTACATAATGAAAAAACTAATTAAACGGTTATTTGGTGTTGATAAAATGGAAGCTGACCTTGCAGAGAAAGAAGCCAAACTTGCAGAGAAAGAAAAAGTTGAATTATCCCCAAAAGAAATAGCCACAGAGAAAAAAGAACCCTGGATTGCTGTACTAGATACTCATGTCAATATGGATAATATTCGTAATGGGTTTTTTGAACTTGACTGGAATGAGTATTTTGTGTTACAATTAAGAAGCAATGGTTATCAAGGTGCTACGGATGAAGAAGTTGTCGACTTATGGTTTGGCGAACTCTGTAGAAACATTGGATCAGATGAAGGTGTTGATATGAGTCGTAGAGGTGCAGGCTATATCAATGTTAATAACTTAGGTAATGGAAGAACGGAAGTTTCTTAATGTCAAAAACATACATATTGGTAGATACGGCAAATACTTTTTTTAGGGCCAGACATGTAATCAGAGGCTCAACTGAAGATAAAGTTGGAATGAGTATCCATACAGTATTAAGTAGTGTACGCAAGGCCTGGAGAGATTTCAAAGGCGATCATATTATATTCTGTTTAGAAGGTCGCTCATGGCGTAAAGATCATTACGCACCTTATAAACGTCAACGTAGTGATGCTCGTGCCGCCCAATCTCCACGTGAGCAAGAAGAGGATCGTGTATTCTGGGAAACATTCGACGAGTTCAAAGAGTTTATTACAACTAAAACAAATTGTACAGTTCTACAGAATCCGCAACTAGAAGCAGATGATTTGATTGCGGGCTTCATACAAACACATCCAAATGATAATCATGTGATCATTTCAACGGATGGGGACTTCGCCCAACTTATTGCACCGAATGTACGACAATATAATGGTGTTATGGAAGTCACTACTACACACGAGGGATATTTTGATGCAAAGGGTAAACCTATCGTTGATAAGAAAACTAAACAAGTCAAACCGGCTCCGGATCCAACCTGGTTGCTATTTGAGAAGTGTATGCGTGGAGACACATCCGACAACATCTTTAGTGCTTATCCGGGAGTACGTGAGAAAGGGACAAAGAATAAAGTTGGTCTCCGTGAAGCGTTTGCCGATCGAGACAGCCGCGGATATTCTTGGAACAACATGATGCTTCAACGTTGGTCCGACCACGAAGGTGAAGAACATCGTGTATTAGATGATTACAATAGAAATGTTATTTTATGTGATCTCACTGCACAACCAGAAAATATTAAAATGTTAATTAAAGAAACAATCACTACTGCTACCACAGCAGAAAAAAATATTCCACAGGTTGGCATAAGATTAATGAAGTTCTGTGCCGCTTACAGCTTAAATAAAATTAACGAACAAATTGAAAGTTATGCTGAACCATTAAACGCAAGGTATGTATTATGAATTCAACAGCTAAAGTATTAGTTCCAAATCAAGAATGGTTAGTTACAGATAACAATAAAAAAATTGGTGCTATTTCAAAAAATAAAAAAGGCTATGTGTTTTATCACAAAGGTAAGACTGTTGATTTTAAAAATATCAACGATATTAAAACACAATTAGGTATAGCACTTTTTGAAGAAGGTATTAAAAAAATTAAAAATGATTCTACAGATAAGAATTATAATATCTATGATTATCCATGTAGTTCAAAACCCTACGATCCTGTATATAGTGTCAAAGAAAAACTTCCATTATATGCTAAAAGTTTAAAAAGCAAAAGTCGATATTGTGCTGGACACTATATTATCAAATTCCGTAAAGGTTGGGTAAAAAGTTACTGCCCAAAATTAATTACATTACAGAGATATCCATATCACGGTCCATTTAAAACTGAAATGGAAATTAAATCTCTCTTAAATAGTATTAAATCATGAAACAACTTAATACATTACCCATTGAAGATTTCTTAGAAAAGGCTCGAATTGCCATCAAATCTAATCAAAAAAACCTTACTCTTAGTATAAAAGATGTTACAGATCTTCAAAATAGTCTAAGTACGGTAATGACACGTCTTGCAGGTGAATTAGATCAAATTGCTACAACTAATCAAGAAGAAACTGTAGTAATTAAAATGGACGGTGGCACTTTTTAACGGTGAACTAATATAAATATATACGCACTTTTGGAGCGTATATCTTGTCTAGACCAAAACCCAATATCCTGTTAGAAATAACAAACAAAAAAACTTACAAAACAGAACAGGTTTTAGAAGCTGAAGCCATTTGGGCGGTCTTTTATAAAGATAAACCAATTAACTTAAAAACCGGAAGTATTGTTGCTCAACAGCTTGGTCCAAAATATAAAAAAATTAGTTTCAGTAATTCTGGTCATGCTTATAATCTCGCCGAGAAACTCAATAAGATGTTTGATACTACCGACTTCAGTGTCTACAAATTAGTTACAGGGGAAAAGGTATATCCATAAATATTTGACTATGGATCAAAAGATTGACATCACAAAATATGTTGCGGA